TTAGCTTCATCAGATAATCCATCAAATGGGTATTTAGCAGTTGCTGCACCTGCACTTGCAGGTAATTGAATAAGTGCATTATTTTCTTCTGCACCCCATTCTATTGTGTAACCATTTAAATCACCTTTAGCAGTTCCTGTTATTACAGATCCACCTGTTACATAACAACCATTGTCAATGCCTAATAAAAAGACATTGTCGTTAGAATCTTGAACAAATATTTGACTTCTTGAATACGCCATTAATCGCAATTCATTTGTCATATCGTGGTCAATCTTTTGTAATGTTACAGATAATGCTTGTGTAAAAAATGTAGTTCCATTAGCATTGTCTGAATTTATAGTAACATTTAAACTTGATAAATTAGGTACTAAATCATATTTAAAAACTTCTACAGTACCACCACAACAAGACCAAGTTGCAAAGCCTGCAGTAGTCATTTCAGTTGTGTTTATTGTAGCAACTGCAGAAACATTATTAGAATAAGATTTAGCTATAAAAATAGCCTTTAACCCACCAATAGTGTCTTTACAATCTATTAATCGCCCTCTTGTAATATTACAAGCCATATCATTTATTTATTAAAAGTTAAATAAAAGGGTGGTATGTTTCAACCACCCATTTTAAAAGTATCTATTAAGTCCAAACAGATGTAGCATATACACCATCAGTAGCAACTGCAGTTTGTACTCCTATTGCAAAGTTCATTGTTACTCTTACTTCATCAGAACCATCATATTGGTAAGTTGGAATAATTCTCGCTTCAGTCCAATCTGTAGCAAGGTTAGTTCCAAATACTAAGTTCTCAGGGTATGTAGCAACGATAGTGTCGTTAAACATTCCAGGACAAACATAAATAGGGAAGCCCATATAAGTTAAAGCAGTAAAATCACCTGCAGCACCTAGTTGTTGGAATGTAGTAGCACTTGCTAATTTTTGTGCATATAAAGAGTAAGTTTTTTGATTCATATAAAAACCAAAACCTGGCTTACTAATAAGTCCTGGTAGATTTGCTACAACTGAAGCATATACTGCACCTAAATCATCTAAAATATCTGCAGTAGTAATAGCACCATCTAAATCAACTTCTGTAAAGTCTTTCATAGCAGAAGCATCAGCTCCTGTTTCATCTAGTGAACCATCATCTGATTGGAAACCTACACCGAAAGGTGAAGAACCTTTCCAAATCATATCTTCTATTTGTGCACCTGCTTTTGCAGCTATTGTAGCTAATAAGAAATCAGAAAAACTTGTAGGTAGGTTTCCGTTTCTATCCATATTTTCGCCAATCCAAGTTGGGAATACTGTGTTTCTGCAAACATTTTGGTTAACTTTCATATCCGTTAGTGTTAGCACTTGCATTGTTTGTGCTAAACTAATATCATTAGAAACAAAAGAACAATGCGCTGCTGCTATTGGATCATTCAAAGATAAACCACTAATATTAGCAGATTTATTTAAACCATCTATTTGTCTAACATAACCTTTAGCTACTGTGTCAGGACTTTTTACTGCAGCAGTAACATAAGGCAACGCTAATTTACCTGCATAGGTATCTGCAGATACATCAATATTAAATTGATAATCTTTACTTAAATTATAATTTTTTGCCATTTTTAAAATATTTATTTGTTGTTAATGTAATATGCTGCCCTTTGTTTAGTAGACAGTTTCTTTAAATCAATAGTAGAGTTAAAAGACCTACCTTCAGGATTGTATTTAATACCTTCTTCTGCAGGTTCGCCACTTAATTCTACTATTTTACCTTTAAGTTCTTCTATTTGTGTCATTAGTTCACCAATAACTTCAGAACTCATTTCTGTTTTTTCTTCTTCAGTATCTTCTTTTGTTTCTTCAGATACTTCTGCAGATGCTTCTACTTTATCTGCTTTTAGGTCTGCTATAGCATCTTCTAAGTTTTTAATTCTTATTTCCATACCCTTCCAATCTGCAACATCAGCTTCTTCTGCTAATTCTTCTTCTTTAGATTCTTCAATTACTTCTTCAGATAATTCTTCTTCAGACGCTTCAACATCTTCAGCTTCTTTTTCTTCACCTAAATCTAAAATTTCAGATGAATCGCCAATAGTTAATTTATTGCCATTTTCCATTGTATAGTTTCCTGCAGATAATGGTTCTGCTGCGCCATCATCACCGATAGCAAATACTTTAGATCCAATCATAAACTGCTCATCTTCTGTAGCAATTACACGACCATCATCTAACTTCATTTCAGCGTAAAATTTCACGCTATAAGATTTAGGTTCATTTTTCATTTTTAAGATATTTAAAATTTTTTCTATAGTTCCCATAACATTAATAAATATAAAGGTGTTTAAATTGTTTATTTCTTTTAGCGTTTTACTGTCTTATTTTTAATTGCTGCACAGACTTTAGCAGCAGTTTCTCTATTTCCGTATTGCTTCATTTGGTCTTTCATACATTCATCCCAAGAATACTTTAGCATCGCCTTTCTATTAGCATAAGCTACATATTCTAACATCTTGTATTTTTTCTTGTATTTTCTTTTACCTTTTTTAGTATACAATTCTTCTTTCATTGTAGCAGTAGAATGATCTTCACAAGGCATAAATAATTTTTCACCATCTACTGTATGTGGATGAAAACCAGAACAATTTTTAAACATCTCGCCATATATCATAGCTTCTTCTTTAGTTCTAAATAAAGGTTCACCATCTAATACCTTAATAGGTCTTAATTCATTTTCTAATATTACTTCTTTTATTTTACCCATCGTAATTTCATCAGGGCAATCTTCACAAACCTCATCTAATATATCTACTTCTTTAGATGCTTCTATTAGTTTATCTGTAAAATACCCTTCTATACTAAATCCTCTTACTTCTTTATTCTTTATAGCTTCCCAAATTTCAGGATTATTTTCTGCAGATACTTGCACAAACCATGTGCCGATAGGTAGATTTTTAAAACCATACATATTTGATTTATCATATTTCTTATCCTCTTTTATCCAGGATTCAACAACTGTTAAACCTTGTATTGGTTCTTTGTGTTCGTATGTATGATTATTGTTGTTTAAACTCAACATAAATAACTTCTGTGCCTGTTTTATAGTTTCCTTAGTAAAAAACACATCGTATTCTTCGTTAGTGTCTTTATCTAATCTTGGAATCTTTTTATCAGGAATAAGTATTGCACCTACTAATTGCTTTTTTTCTTCATCTACTTTTGCTAACGATAAAAAATCATTATTAAAAAAAACAAAGTTTTCTTCAATAGCAGGAAATTTAACAACAGAAATTGCATCAACGCCAAAGTGGTCTGCAGTTTCATCTATAATTAATTCTATAAGTTTTTTCTTTTTTGCCATAACACTAATAAATATAAATTTGTATTTTTTGTTTATAATGTAGCTTGAATATCCAATTCTTCTTGTAACGCTTGTGCATTAGAAATATCATTTTCTACTACAAATGCCTGAACAGGTTGTGTTTCTCCTACTGCTACATTTTGTATACCTTCCATATTAGGCACTAATGAACCACCTAATGCTGACATACTACCCCCCTCTAATCTTACACTTGTATCTTCTGTGCCACCAACATCTACTCCACCTGCTTTTTTAAATATGTTTTTTGCTGAAGCAATCCCTGATAAAACAGCACCAACACCTGTTGCTATTGCACCTAAATTTGCAGGGAATGGTATTCCTGCACCTGCTTTAATTGCACCTGATACTGCTTGTGCAGAATTTATTAAAATCTGTGTTAATGCAGTTGCTTTAGCTATTGCAGTACCTTCACCTGCTAATTGACCTAATGCGCTTAATATAGATTGAGCACCACTAATTTCCATAGCTTTTACTGCAGCTATTCTATCTTTTACTATTTTCTTTTGTTCATCTGCTTTCTTTTTTTCTAAAGCTAATATTTCATCTTCTTCTTTTTTCTTTAAATCTATATTTGCTTGAATAGCATCAGCTTGTTCTTTTTCTAATGCTTTTAAATTAGTTAATTGTTCTGATCTTTGCCCTGTAATTCTTTCATCTAAATCTGCTAATTCAGTTTTAGCATCTATTAATGCAACTTGTAAATCTATATTGTTTTTATTTCTTGATAATTCTAATTCTGCTAATTCTACCTTCTTTTGTGCTAATGCTTGTTCTTCTGCAAATTGTTGGTCTAACACCTTACCTAATTCTTCATTTGCTGCTATTCTTTCTTCAAATGTTAAACTTATATCATCCCTTAGTTGTCTTTGTAATTCTGCTTCTTTTTGAAAAGTTAATTGTAATTGTCTTTGTTGTGCATCTGCTAATTTAACTTCATTTTTAAGTTTAGTTAAATTTTTAGCAAAGGCAACTGTTTCTTTTGCACTTTCTTTTGCATTTTTTATAAAGTCAGCAAAACTTTCATTATTTCCTACAACAGATTCTTTTACACCATCAAATGACTGTTTAGCTAAATCTGCTGCTTCTCTAAACTCACCTTTTAATACTTTACCAACTGCTCTACCTAATAAACCTAATCCATCAATTATAGAAACTACTACATTAGATAATTTATTGAATATATCACCTACTACTGCTGCACTTTGTGACACTTTATCCATAACCACCTGGTTTTCACTAAATTTATCTGCTAAAAATTGTACTGCAGTTATTATTGCACCTATTCCTAAACCTTTTAAGGCAATACCCATAAACCCAATACTTTTAGTAGTTGCTTTTGTAGCAGTATTTGCCGAATCATTTGCAGTACTTATTTGTTCTAATTGTCTTTCTACATCTTCTAGCCTTTCTATTGCAGTTTTAGATTCTACTTTTAATGTTACTGTTTTTTCTAATGACATATTAAGCGTATTAATTGTTTAAACATTCTTTTAAAACTTATATGATATTCTTGCATACCATAAGCAAAGTCTAATTCTCTACCTTTGTACTCTACTAATTGTAAATGGTCTATAGTAGGTATTATTAATTTGCTTGTTGATTCTATATATTTCTTTAATTCCATTCTAAAAAATTATTATCTTCAAATTGTATTCTTTGACCATTTTGGTATAATGCCCAATTTGTATTAAAGTAAAAAGAATCTATCCTTTGAGTTGTTATTCTTACATCTAATGTAAACACCTTAGTAGTATTATCTTCTGTACTTTTTACATTTATTTGTAATTTTTTGCCATTGGTTATACTATCATCTGCAGAAGTTATTTCTAAAAATGAATTTGCAGAACCACCTTCTACTTGACTAATTTGCCTTTTACCTAAAGCAGTACCTATTTGTGTTACAGTTCCATCTAAGTTTCTAAAGGCAGTATAGTAAACAAATTGTTCAGTTACACCTACACCATAAGTAGCATTTGTACTGCTAACTATAGTAGACATCCCCATTACTTGAATCATCATATTAGAAGATGTAGGTATTTGAATAGACATATTTTTATTATCACCTTGTATATAAGATTCAGAAGTTGCAATATTAATAGTGTTTCCTAACATAACAAGCCTGTGCGATTCACCATTTACTTGTGGCATTCTGTGAAATTTACTTACATATTTTATGCCTAAATCATCTGCTGCTTGAGGTATCATTAATTTACTATATTTTTTATTGGCAGAACCTCTTATAAAGTTTTTGCTTGATTTAGCTTGAAAATAACTTGTTAAACTTGGCCTACTTAATATAGATAAAGCAGTATTATTATTCATTATGATAGGCATACTATATGAATTACCTGAGTTTCCTTGCGATTGTTTACAAACTACTAAATTGTTTAAAGCAGGGTATGT